CCGAGAGATTCAGGGCGCCCTGCAGAAAGGCAACCACTTCTGCGTGTGGGATCTCTCGTGGGATGTCGTCGGCTCCCTCGCCGGAGCCCTGTTCGTGGCCCTCGTTCACTACGGCACTTACCATGACATCGCCGGAAACCTTATTCAGTAATCAATTCCGGTAGCCCGAACCAAAGAAGAATGGCCTTCGTACAATGTTCGGAGGCCATTCTAATTTTGGGCCGGAGGTTGGGAAATCCCGGCGAACCATTTTTTTTGAAAAATTAGTGAATCAGAATACGTTTCGTTTCCCGAAAATATACGTTTCGTTTCTCAAGCATCGAACATTTCGATTTACGGATTACAAATCCCAATCATTCGCCGCAGGGATGCGGCAGGTCATTACAGATTTTGAAGTTGTTGGCCGCTGGCGCGCGAGGCGTCGGCGGTTTTATTTTCATAGGTAGAGCCGCCTCGGAGGGCGACACCTCGCAGGTGTGAGGGAGGGGTCAGATACAGCGGAACACTATTTTTCAAGGAAGCGCCAATGTCGCAGCCCCACGGAACAGTGCGGCATCATAATCGGCGTGAGCGGTGACCCATCTATTGTTCTTTCGGGTCGTGGCACACGATGTGTCGGGTGCCTGTCCAGTTCTCCGCAGTGGCCCTTCGGGTTGTCGGCCAGTTGGCATAATCCAATCGTCAGCGGTACGGCATCGGCATCATACCTGTCTCACTTTTCGCTCCGTGAATTTTGGCGGTCGGAATCTCCCTCGGACATTGCCCTCTATTTTCAGCGGTAGGCAGAGGAAGCATTCGCTGTCCGAGCCATTTTCAAGGTATGGGTCTGCCTGTCTATGTGGAACGCCTTGCAGGATAAAGCGGTGTCATAGTCGCCGAGTAGGTCAAGCCTCAGACCGCGAGCCGTCATTGCACTTGCCATATTCGTAAGCACCAGCACAGAGACTCGTCGGGTCACACCTGCATCCTCTCTTGTTGACCGCTCCCTGCTCCGGTCATGCAGCCCGTCCGGCTGTTCTTCTGACTCTTGGTGTTGTGTTCACCTGTATTCTCATCGCTGTTTTTTCGGGACAGTTGGCTCATTTAGTTTTCCTGTCGCAAAGGTAGGGCTGACCGCTGACCGCGCCGGTGGCTTGCCCTCCGGGATTGCAAACAATATTTCAAAATTCTTCACCCTCCAGGACCCAAGAATTTACCGCCGTGGCTTGAAATAACGTCTGCAATTCCGCTTTCTCAGCTCTCCCAATTATTGCAACGTAAAACTTAAAAAAATGAACCAAATGTCAAACCCTCAAAATTTTACAGCAATGAGACTACAATTCGGAGAACTCAACATCACTCCAAGAGTCGAAGAACGACTCGCCGAACTGGGCTACACGCCCGAAGAACTTCAGGAAGCGGTCAGCGAACACAAGAGCGGCTGCGACGGCGAACCCTCCGTCTATGTCGGTACTTACGGCAAGTACAACGACGGCTCTCTATGCGGTCTGTGGATCGACCTCAGCAGCTTCAGCGACTACGACGAGTTTATCGACTTCTGCAAGGCTATCCACGCCGACGAGGAAGACCCGGAGCTGATGGCTCAGGACTACGAGGCTTTCCCCCGCCAGTGGTACAACGAGAGCTTCATGTCCGAGGAAGACTTCGACCACATTCAGGAATACACGGAGTTGTGCGACAAGTACGATGTCGACGCCGTGGACGATTACATGGAGTTTGCCGACGAACTCGACAACTTCGAGGAAGCCTACTGCGGCGAATGGGACAGCGAGGAGGACTTCGCCCGGCACATCGTCGAGGAGTGCTGGGACATTGAAAGAACGATGGGCGACCTCTCGCGCTATTTCGACTATGAAGCCTTCGGGTGCGACCTGTTCATGTGGGACTACAACATGGGCGCTAACAATCACGTGTTCCGCCGCATCTGACCCCAATCCTCCCTCTCTCCTTACAGGGTCGCCCTACGGGGCGGCTTTTGCTGTATATAAAAAAGGCGAGGTCACGGAGACATAATCCGTGACCTCTTTTTCCCTTTTTAAGTGTTGGTAATAAGCCTGTAGTCATTACCGGCACTTTTGTTGGTGCAAAGGTACTAATTAATACCCATATAGAAAAACAAAATCATTTTTTTTACGTTGTTATTTTGTAGGGTGCGAAATAATTACTAACTTTGCGCCAGAGTTCATTCCTCAGGTGAGGAAAGGAAATCGAAGAACGCGAGCCAAGAAGCTTTGCGTTTTTTGTTTTAATAGACCTTAGGCAACCTGCGCTTTCTATATTTTGCTATAATTTTGTTCCTTTTCGCATCCCGGCCTTCAAGATGATATGCTGTCAGCAGATAATAGCTGTCATGCGCTCGGCTTGGCTCCAGCACTATTACATACTGTTCCGCTATATCATATATGTATGTTCTTATTCCCTCCGGTTCATCTACCGAGAAAACAAGCATATCATCCTTTTTCTGTTCCTCGATGTGGAATCGTATCCAATGAAGCCTTTGGGATCTTGACATATCGAATACTCGATGATTCTCCCTGTCATTATGCTCTTTCTTGCGGGTAAGATGATTGAACAGGTTTTGCATCTCTATCTCTCCGTTCTCTCGCGGAGTGGGGTATATGTTTTTCCCTTGGAATGAAAACCCTTTGTTATCAGCTATATCCCTTATGAATATCCCTTTCAGTGAGGCCGTTCTTTGGGATTCGGATAAATAGGCCAGTTCAAGAAGATCATTGTATTTTTTTAACTTGTTCAGTGGCATATTATCTGAGTTGTATGAAGAACAGGTTTAGCTTGTCTGAATAGTTGGTCTGAGCGAGATTTGAGATATTGCCATGCTTTTTAATGCGCTCTATGATAGCTACTTTGGCCGCATTGTTTTTCTCCTTCACATTGACATTATAGGAGATTGCGCCCATGATGAAATCTGCGAGTTGCATTAAAATGCTTTCTTTGGAGACTATATTTTGAATATTCCTGAACACCCCGAATTTCACATTAAGTATTTCGCGTAGCTTTCTGACTTTTCTTGCGCTTAACGTATCCTTTATATCAAGGTACACATTATAATGGTTTGTGGTATCTATACGGTAATTCAGAAGGATATAGTACATCTTGTAATAAAAATCATCATAAGAGCAGTCAAACGACTCATAATCAATCTTTGACTTATCTATTCCTATTACTCTGAATCTTAAATCCGTGTCAAAGAAATAATCGACAAGCTCCATATAAAAACCGATTTTGGATTTTGATACATGGCTCCATTTTATCTCGGCATTGAATCTGTGCTTATCCTTTATTTCATTTATGCGGGCAGTATGCCTTTTGACTTGGGGATATGCGCAACTTATGGAGCCGAGGAACATGAACGCGTTTTTGTCATGTTCTATATGGCAGCTTTCGTCGCAGTAAATATTAAAGGTTTTGTTCATGATTCAAACTCTATAGACCGCAAAGTTACGAAATTTTCGTGAATTTCGGTGTCTTTTACCCTCCTTATTTGCAGCGGTAACTTCGTGGTGTAAAACTAAGTTACGCCATGTCAAAGACCGCATACCATATCTCGCTCAAAGGCTACGTCGGAGGCTACGACTTCGACCGCTCGACCGTTGACCGCGAACTCGCCAAGAACGAGGGAAAGCAGGTCAACGTCCTTATCGACAGCCTCGGCGGTTCACTCGCCACCGGCCTCTCTATCTCAGCAGCCTTCCGCAACCACGGCAATGTCAATGTGCATTTCGTGGGCCTCAATGCTTCCGCCGCAACCATCGCTTCGCTCGGCGCGGCCCGTATCTCCATCGATGCCGGGGCAATGTACCTCGTGCATAAATGCTCGATGGCCTTCTTCGAGTGGGGCAGCCTTAACAGCGACCAGTTCGCAACGCTCATCGCCGACTGCGAGAAAATCAAGGCCGACCTCGACAAGCTCGACCTTAACTGCGCCCAACTCTACGCCTCGCGCTGCAAGCGCAAGACGGAAGACCTTCTCGCCTTGATGAAAGTCGGAGGCTGGCTCACAGCAAAGGAAGCCCTCGACTGGGGATTTGTCGATGAAATCACGGACCTTGCCGATGAACCGGCCCCGAAGCTCACCGATGCGCTCGCTTCCGCTATGGCCTCGGAGGGTATGCCGATACCGAACATACCCATCGCCGAAGTCGACAAGGACAGTGCGTTTTCTCGCTTCCTCGCCGCACTGACTTCCTTCTTCAAACCGTCCACCAATCCCATTACCACCGCAATGATAAAGACTTACACATTCTTGTCGGCTATCCTCGCCGACAAACCGCTGACCGTCAAGGACGGCGCAGCTACGGTTACAGTGGCGCAGCTCGACGCCATAGAAGACGCGCTCGCCGAGAAAGACCGCCTATGCAACGAGCAGAAGCAGACTATCGCCGACCTTCAGGCAAAGCTCGACAAGACTCCGGCGGAGCCGTCGAAGCAGGTTGTCGAGGACAACAAGCCCGGCGCCGAACCCAAGCCCAAGAACGATGTCGAGCAGTTTGTCGACACCTACAACTCCGCCAAAGCCCTCTTTGCCGAGGTCTGACCCAATTCCAAATTTCAAATTCCCAATCCCCTCAAATATGGCAGGTAAATTTACATTCACACTTCAAGAGTATCAGGAAGCCGCCGTGAAATATCGCGCCGACCTCCTTATGCTCCCCATTATCGGTATCGGCGACACGCTCCAGTATATGACGGGGCGCCCCGGCATCCGATACAAGGAGCGCGTCGGCAACCTGACCGGTGACGCTCAGTTCGCTCCCTACAACCCCCAGCGTGCCGTGGACTACAATCTCGGCATCGAGTTCCGCGACCTCGAAACGTTCTTTGGCTCCGTCGTCGCCAACTTCGAGCCTAACTCGGCTATCTCGACGCTTCTCGGCACCGGCGCAACCAAGGGCGACGGTCAGATGACTACCCCCACGGCCCGCCACGTCCTCGCACGTATCGCCAAGAACCTTTCCGAGCATCTGAACGATGCGGTCTGGAACGGTGTGCGCAACGCCGCCGGTGATACCACCGCCGACCTGTTCGACGGCTTCGACACAATCACCGAAAAGGAGATTGCCGCCGGAACTATCGCCGCCGACCAGGGCAACTACATGAAGTTCGACGATGCCATCACTCCGGCTAACGCCGTTGACATTGCCAAGGAGATTCTGTTCTCCCTCGACCCGCGCCTCCGCGCCCAGGACCTCTATCTCTATTGCTCGCAGGACTTCGTCGACAAGTACAACGAAGGCTACCTGCTTACCCACGGCGGCATACCTTACAACACCCAGTACGGACAGGGTGCCGTGGAGGGTTCCAACGGCAAGTTGAAGTTCTGCCCCCTCTACAACAAGGCGGGGTCGAAGTTCATGCACGTATCCACCAAGAGCAATATGCTCGTAGGATACGACCAGATGGGCGATGTCGAAAACGTGATGATCAAGGAGTTCGCACCCTTTATCCTTTCATACATCGCCACTATGTTCTTCGGCGTTCAGTTCGAGACTATCGACAAGCGCCGTTTCAAAACCATTGAAATCGCAGTGTAACTATGGCAAAAGTTTGTACCTCGATACAGAAAAGTCTCGGGTGGTGCCAGGGCACCCCCGAGCTTCCCGGTGTGAAACGCCGTATCTACTACCTCGCCAAAAGCGAGATAGTGGTGTTCCCGCAGCTTCCCCGCGATGAACTTGGCCGCGCTACTTCGGCTATCCTCGCCGGCTCGTTCACTCTCGCCGCAGATGCCAAGTGGAAATACATCGACATCCTCCCCGACAAGTCGCAGCTTACTTCGGAGGCGCAGGGCGAGTTGCCCTCGCAGACGCAGCTTAACAAGCTCACTGCCGTTCACCCCGGAGTCGGTGCCGATGCGTCGGCTGCCGCAGCCTACATCAACAACACCGACAACGTGTTTGTCGTGGAGGACATGAAAGGCAACTTCCGCGTCCTCGGCAACGACAAGTGGAGCACAAAGGCCACTGTCGCCCAGGATCTCGGTCAGGGTGCCACCGGCACGACCTCTACAACTATCAACGTCGAGGCTACCGACGAAGTGCCCGCGCCATTCTATGTCGGTACGCTGGAAACCGAGGACGGCGACATCGACTGCTCAGGCAAGGCCGCGTAATTCCGTATATTATGGACGATACAAGAAGCGTCAGGAAAGGAGCATTGGCGTTGGACCCAAGCATAGATGATCTGTTGAATGACATCTGTGTGCCTTCGCTTGACGTTCCCGACCTTGACGCTTCTTTTGTTTCTCCGGCTCCGGCCAAAGACCTGTTCGCCGAGAAGAAACGTGCGGCATGGAAAGACGTGCAACAGGCAGAGGCCCGTTGCGACTTCGCACCGAACAAGGTGCGAATTTCCTACCGCAATCCACAGTTCGGCATCATATCGCTCTGGAAGAAGTCGGTCTACGGCAGAACCTTGACCGACATAAAGAGCGACCCGGATATGGTCGAGAAGTTTGCCGAGGGCATGAATACCCTTATCCGGCAAATCCTCGGTCACTCGCTCGCCACCGGCGACTGGGCCATCGTTACATCGCCCAAGCGTCGCCACAAGACCCGTAACTTCGCTTCGCTCATTTCTGCCCGGCTCGCGGAACTTCTCGGCATACCGTTCTATGAAGACGTTGCCGAGTGCCACTCTAAGCATCGTGTCGGGGCGGTCTTTACCTTTGGCGCACAACCGCCCTCCGAGCGCAACATAATCGTATTCGACGATTTTGTTACCTCCGGCGCAACTATGATCTCAATGCGCGAACTGCTGATGCCACTCGGCAAAAATCTCGTGTTTTTCACCGGAATTAACAATAAGCTTTAGTCGGCAGGTTCAATACTAAATATACTTGTGAGTTTTCCCGCTTCGTTTTCAGCTTTTACGCATAAAAGACCGTGTTCTAATATGCCATTGGCAAACAGAAAATTCCCGTCAACCTCTGTTTTACCTTTCTTTCCATAAACTTTAATTGAGTAAAAACCATCAGTTGCATCTGTGCTGTTCTCCATATCGCCACCCAGTTGTGCAACAATCATCTTCAAATCATTAAGCCCGTGGCACGTTGCTTGAAGTTTATTTGTTAGCACCATTGAAGTAGGTATTTTGCCGGATTTCAGCGGTATGCCTATAAAATTGAAATAAGGAACATTACCAAATTGCTCCTCTATAAGATGCTTTTGATTGCAGATTTCACTTACTGCGCTTGTGAGAAAAGGATTTTCGTTAGCGTCTATTTCTGTACCCAATTCTCGCTCTAACATCCTTTTGTAAGCGTTCATTACAGACTCTTTCACTTCTTCCATATTCAGAATTGTGTCGGGTCGGCAATCTGCGTCCAGTTGAAATTGCAATATGCGAGATGCTACAAATTCGTTTAATTCTTCTGTTCTATCGGGGAGTTGACCTTCTGATGCAGGGTCAGTACATTCAATCTCAAATGCTTCTAATTTGTTTGTTGTACGCAACACAAATCCTTTTTCATTTTTAGCTTCTACAAATATTGTGGGGAGAAGTTTGGTAACAGAAACCAATGAATCCTTTCCGTGATACATTATCACTTTTGCCGTAGCTCTGTATTTCAGGGTATCGCCAACGGTAAATTGTGGGCGTATTGTTATATCTTTTGCGACGCAAACTAAACAAGCCATAAGCAAGCAAATATATGTTACAAATCTTTTCATAGATTTTGAAGATTGATTTATACCGCCAAAGTTACGAAAAATTTGTCTTTTCTCGGCTATCGGAAGCAATATAATTTTGTGGCAGATAAAATTATATGCCGTTATGGACCACAAATTTACCGAACAGATAAAGCAATGGCTTGAAACGCCCGAAGCGGAGCGCGACTACTCGGTTGGCGCACTCTATCTGCTGAAACTCTCCGGCAATCAAATCATGTATCGCAACATTGTTGCGCAACTTGACCGCCGCCACGATGTGGTGGAGTATCAGCTTCAGAAATATTACAATTTCCGCGTTCAGGCTCTCACTCACGCGCAGGTCGAGGAAATGGCCGCGCAGGTGGAAACCATCGTGGCCGAACATATTCCGCTGGCGGCTAACGCCGACCATAGTCCGGCAAAGGGCCGACGTGTCGACCACGATTCACTCCCCGACGAAATCAAGGCGAAGTACGTTGAAAATCTTTCGCTTCTCCAACGTATGCGCGAACTGCATCTGCGCCTTCGCTCGCTCTCCCTTGACAACTCGCCCTGCCCGGACTCCGAGCGTTATCCGTTTCTCAAAGAACTTATATCGCTCGACAAGAAGTTACACGCCAACTGGGAGGCATACGACCATTATGTAGCACCAAGCCCCGATGCCGTTCCCTCACGTCCGGCTAAAACCGTCCGCTCCGCCGCAGGTGCTAAGAAAACCGCCAAGAAGTCAGCCAAGAAATGAAGCGCACTGCTAACATCGACAATATACTGCGTCCGTTGAAAGTAACTCCGTATCAGGCTTATCTTTCAAATGCCGTGCAGGTTGCCGACATCCTCGAATGGATATTGGCACAAGTCGGTGTGGCTGAAGTCTGGCAGACTTCTTTCTCCATTTCCGAGGAGTTTCTTCGGCGACTCTTTTTCATCACTAAGCATAAAAAAGTCAGTCGCATAAACCTCGTTCTCGACCACAAGGCGACCAACAAAACGCTCAAACTCTGGGCGTTCATCACCCAGGTTATTGAGCGCACGTATCTTGCTGACAACCACAGCAAGATTTTGTTGGTACAGTCGGAACGAGGCGATACTGTCTCGGTCATCACCTCGCAGAACCTTACTCGCGGCAACCGCCACGAGTCCGCATTTATCTCCACCGACTCTGCGATCTTCGCTACGCTCAAAGCGCAGGTCGATGATTTAATAACCAATCATTCCGTACCCCTCCATGACCTATTCAGAGAACGACTTGCAGCAGATTGAGAAGTTCGCCTCAATCTATCTCAAAATATCCGACATCGCCGTAATACTCGATATTCCGGCTGATGTGTTGCGCTCCGACATCGCCGACCGAGGCACGGACGTAAGCAAGGCTTATCGCCGTGGCAAAGCCGCCTCAAAGGTCAAGCTTCATTCTCAGGAAATGATGCTTGCTCAGGTCGGCTCGCCCCTCGCTATCGAGAACGCCCACCGCAATCTCCTTGATATGGAAGACGACGAGTAGCTATGAGTTATCCCAATGCCATAGAAGTGTGTAGAGCGGAGTTATTCACTAAGGAAGTGGAACTCCGCGAGCGTTATCCCGGCCAAATGGTCGAGAAAGTGCTTCGCGTCCGCGAAATGTATAACTGGTTTATCGCCAACCCCGACGGCACCGACCGCGAGTTTGTCGCCGAGGTGTGCCAACGCCACAACATACACCGCACAACGGCGTATTCAGACCTTGCCGTGGTGAAGTCGCTGCTTCCCATGCTCGGTTCCGCCTCGCGTGACTTCCACCGTTGGCGCACCAACGAAATGCTTATCGCTACTTACAAAATGGCGGAGAAGCGTAAGGACAGCAAGACTATGGAACGTGCCGCAACCGCCTACGGCAAACTGAACCGCGTTGACCTTGAAGACGAACAGGCGATACCGCTCGACCAAATCCTTGTGCAACCGTTCACGGCTACCGATGATCCGCGTGTTCTCGGCATCGAGCCTATTCCCAACATCTCCGAGAAAATCTCTGCGATGATTGAGAAATATCGCCGTGAAACTATTGATATTGAAGATGTCGAGTTCGAGGAATACGACCTTGAACTTGATACTCTTTTCCCTGATAAACAAGAAACCGACCCCGACGATGGCCGAGAAGAAAGTTTACTTTAACAAGCCCCAACGCCTCACGCAGCTTATCGGCGCGAACACTACCGTTATCGTTGCAGGGCGACGCACCGGCAAGACGGACAGCATCGCTGCTCCGTTCGTTCTGCGTAATATGCAGCGTATGCCCGGCTCGACTGGCGGCATCGTAGTGCCGACCTTCAAGCACGGATTGACAAATACCATTCCGGGGCTACTCGCCGCATGGAAACGCTGGGGCTTCATCGAGGGCATACACTATGTGGTTGGGAGGAAACCGCCGAAGTCCTTCCGGCAACCAATCATCGACCCGAAAGATTATGAACACGTCATATCTTTCTACAACGGGTCGGTCGCCGTTATTATATCACAGGACCGCCCCGGCAGCTCGAACTCGCTAACGCTCTCCTGGCTGCTCGTCGACGAGGCAAAGTTTATCGACTACGCCAAACTAAAAGACGAAACACTTCCGGCAAACGGCGGCATCAAGTCGCACTTCGGCAAGCACTCCTTCAATCACTCAATTATGATATTGAGCGATATGCCGCAGACCCAAAAGGGCAGTTGGTTCCTCCACTACCGCGACAAAATGGACCCGGAGCTTATCAAGACCATCGAGGCAACGGTCTATGAGATATGGCGCGTAAAGGAGCGTATTCGCTCCCTCAACGCCAAGGGGGAGGCGGTGCCTCCGTATCTCAAGGGCTACCTCCGTCGCCTCGACCGCGACCTGAACAAGATGCGCTCCGTCGCGGTCTACTACCGCGAGTATTCCTCCATCGAGAACTTGCAGCTTCTCGGCGAGAACTACATAAAGCAAATGAAGCGCGACCTTACACCTTTGACCTTCCAAACCTCTATCCTTTGTCAGAGGATCGGAATTGCAAAGGACGGTTTTTATTCCTCGATGCGCGAGGGCCACAAGTACGATGCCAACGATAATCAGTACCTCGATACTCTCGGTTATGATTACGACTTCTCGACGCTCGATGCACGAGCCGACAAGGACGTTGACCCCGACGCACCCATCTGCATAGGCATGGACTACAACGCCAACATCAACTGGATTGTCGCCGGTCAGCCTCGCGACCGCCGCCTCAATGTCATCAAGAGCTTCTACGTCAAGTTCGACCGCAAGATACCGGCACTCGTCGAGGACTTCTGCAGATATTACGCCACGCACCGCAACAAGACCGTGGTCTATTATTACGATGCAACGGCGCTCGGCTCCAACTATGCCGTCAACGACCAGGACTTCCATTATAATGTGGTAAAGGAGTTCGAGCGGCACGGCTGGCGCATCGAGTCCGTGTACCTCGGAAACCCGATGCACCACGACGAGAAGTATCTTCTCATCAACAACGCCTTTGCCGGAAAGCAAAGGCTCATGCCGTTCATCAACCGCTCGAACAACGAAGACCTAATCCTTGCCATTCAGTCAGCCGGTGTTTCCAACGGGCGCAACGGCTTCCGCAAAGATAAGTCCGGCGAAAAGCTCGCCGAGTCCGAAGAAGACCTGCTCGAACACCGCACCGACGGCACAGACGCTTTCGATACCCTCTACATCGGCGCGGAAAAGTTCCCGTTCCACGACACTTTTTCGCTGTCAACGAGCGGCGTTATTTGAAACTGTCGATAAATTGTTGCGTCTATATGCTCTCTGTTTCAGAATAATTGAGTAACTTTGCCATCGCAATCCGTTGGGTTGCACGACATTTTGGAAAATGAAGAAGCATTATGCTTATCTTGAACTTGAAAACCTGAGAAATTTTCATTCGTACTCAAAGATATGGCATGATGGCTTCCCTCGCATAGCGTGGGCTGCTGTCAACCACATCTGAGTACAAGGCTTTCTCAGGGCCATCAAGTTAGACGTGGCATAGTTAGCTCACGTTTTCTTTATAAGAACACTGAACTGCAATGAAATTCAACTCTCTTAAATACAAAACAATGAACCGAAAAATCCTGCTATTTATAGCATCTCTGTTCGTGTTTGTCGGCTTACACGCACAGTCATCAGAAACAACTGAACCGACGGCCAGATCGATGAAAGAATACGACATTTCTGCGTTTTGTTCGTATTCTACGTGGCATCCTTCTCAGTATATACTCGATAACAGCTGGGATATTCTTCGCTATTTCCGCACTCCGGCAACTCTGCATACTCTGAAAAGTGCCGGAATAGAGGCACACAATAGTCAGATTCGACTTCTACGAGTTGGAGGCTTGTTGGATTGTCGCATTGTAAATGATTCTGCCTTATATCATACCGTCATGCCGATTTTTTCTAAAGAGCAGACGGATGAAATACGACTTGTAAGCAAAGCCATGGCTGACAGCGTATTTGAGGCTAACAAAAAGGACTTCAATTCCTTAATCAAGTTGTTTAAGAAAAAAGGTTGGGAGAACCAAACGTATTCACTCGTTTTTTCGGCTTTGCTTGACAAGTATATTTGGGACGATACCCGTATTGTCAAACCTAAAGATATGACTGACCACGGAACATGGTCTGGTGTATATTGGGCTATGTACAGCAAACGTCCTGATATGAAATGCGGAACTAACAGCTATGGTCCTGTCAATTGCAACTGGTCGGACAGTTTGGGATATTGGCTCAACGATAATAAGTTAATTCGTGTGGCTAATGATATTAAGGCCTCACAAAAACCAGTCATCACAGACTCCGCATTGGCTGAAAACTTGAGTCAATGGGGTATCTGTAATGCCGACGGCTCGATTATCGTCCCTGTTATTTACAGAGGCAGTGGAGACGAAGTTGACAATCTTTGCAACAAGATTTCTGATAATCTGTGCGCCGCAGTCAAAGCTAAGGCAGATTGGTTCATGAGAACTTTTGATATTGCAAACAAAGACGAAGCTGAGGTTATTCTGTATCATGAAATGATGTATGACTTGCTTGCCTTACTCGAAAGCAGGGGCATAGTAAAGAAACCTGCAATTCTTCTTGGTGAGGAAACCGGCACTATCCATTTTGGCGACATTGTATTTATAATGCTATAAATTCTTCGTCAATGGCTATCAATAGATACATCGTAATCCTGTTGGCGTTTCTCTGCTCATTCGCCATTGTCGGCTGCGATGATTATAACGATGTCGATTACCCCGACACCAAACTCATCAAGGGACAGTGGCAACTCGTAGAGGACGGCGATACAGACAATCCGCTCATTTACAGATTTACCACTGACAGCGAAAATACCTGGTCATGGGGAGGTCTCGTTACTTACTATCTTTCTGCTGACGGAACCGTTACATACGACAAAAGATATACCTGGCACGTTTCTGACCCGGCAAACGAGGAAGACGGCAAGCCCCGCATTGAACTGACGTGGTACGATGCTCCCGAAAGTGACGACCTTTGGGCTGCAACGGAATATTATATCGTTGTCAAGCTGACACCAACGGAAATGTGGTTGAAGCGTGCACAAAACGGTCTCCCGGCAGACGTCAAGAAATTCATCCGCCGAGATGACTTGCCAACACCGCCCAAACATGACTGGGATTGATTTATAAGAACATCTAATCATACCTTAAAGGCAACCTCGGCAGATGTCGGGGTTTTCTTTTTTGGGGGGAGTTGCGGCACCGCCGCCGGGCTGTCGTGTCAACGCTTTAGCGCTTCGCTTGCGAAGAATCGAGCCTAAGGTCTCGACCGAAAGGCTTCCATCCCTAACTCAGAATACAGCGAGCTTCGGCACCACTTGACGTGGATCCGAGGCTCGCTTGCTATTTGGCAGTCGCCGCGAGGCGATGATTCGCAATAATTGGAGGTTTACCGTGCTTTGATGCCCTTGAGGGAGGATTTATCAGTTGCTGCCCTGCATTGTTGTTTCGTCGACTCGTACATTGAGCGATTTTCCCCTGGGCTTGATCGTCCGGCGTTCTTCGTCAGCGAAGCGCCAAAGGCGATTACACTGTCTGAGGTGTTCCGCTCTGGCCGTGAGTGATTACACGGTGCTGATTGCATTTGAGTAAGCGGTCGGCGTTCACCGCCAAATATATTCGCGTGTCGGCAATTAGCGTATGTCGGCTGAAAGCCGGTACGCGATGCCATAGGCAAATTGACCGACCGCAAATATGCCTTTCAGGTTACGAGGGTTATGATTTTGCCGAGACGTTTTGAGGAATTTACTTGTAAACACGCTCGGAACACGCTATGATATTTCACTTTGCAAAGTTAAGTCGTGCCGGGCTATCGCAAAACAGGCCTCCGGACTTCGGCAAAATTTTTTATAAATCTCCACCTTGCAGGTAGTATTTACCGCCGTGGGCTTAAAATATTTCTTGAAGTTTTTGCGCTTGCGCCCTTTCCACTTCCTTCCTTATTGCACGTAAAAATCAAACGCGCCCCGGCGCACAAGTAAAACCCTCTAAAACTTCAAAATCATGACCCACGTAATGAACATATTCGACAGCTCTCTCAACTCCAACCGCAAGCTCAAATACTACTCGGTGGAAGTAATCACTTTCGACGGCGACAGCTACACGGAAGAAGTAGAAGCCCGCAGCGCCGACGAAGCCCAGGAAATCGCAGCTTCAATGTACGACGATGTCGACTACACAATGGTTCAGGGTTGCTTTGCATACTGATAAATCTTTCCTCCCTCAAAGGGTAGGCTGTCCGCCGGGGCAGCCTTTTCCCTTGCTCATACATCGCCACGCGGCTTCCTCATTTGTCTACCGGCTCTCCGGCACCGCTCTGAGCCGGGGATTGAGCGGTCAGACCCTCCGCAAATGTACTGCTGCGGGCAGGTGCCTGTCGGCCATCCGAGCTGACCACTCCGCATCAAGGTTACTGCTCTTGTTCGGATTGTCCGTGTCATTTACATTGCTTCGGGAGGGTGAACGTGATTTCCGTTCTCGGTAAGACACGAGCGCATTCCGCATTTCATAACTCGACCTTTATTCTCGCCGTTACCGCGCTGTCATGAGGCCGGACGCATCGCATCAGCCGTCGGCAAGTTCCATTTATCGTTTTGTGGCGGCAGGTGTGCATCGTTGTTCGAGAGGTCTGACTTCGGGAGCGACGGACACCGCCGCTTGCCTCGAATCCGGGGCGTTCGGAGTTCCGGGGTCTGCTCCGCATCGGGCGCAAGCACATATAGTGCCGCTTCCGGCCTCATCCGCACCCCGACTGTCCTTGCCACACCCTCGGTATCCGCACCGTTTCACTTGCAGCCGCGACGAGTGCGGAGTCATTGCCGGGCTCAATGGCGGAGCGGTCTGGCAGATGTTCCTGCGGTTAATTTTCTGTTTGCCTTTTCCGTATTCGGGGACGTGAACCGAGGTCTATTTTTCCATTAGCAAAGGTAGGACTGACCGTTCAACGCAAAACAGGTCCTCCGGGATTGTCTGCATAAATTTTTATCAATCTCCACCTTACAGGTAGTATTGACCGGCCGCGGCCTTAAAATTTTACTTGAAATTTTTGCTTCGCTCACTTCCTCAGTTCTCCCAATTATTGCAATGTAAAAATTAAGAGCCTCGGCTCACATCTCAAACCCCAAACACTTCAAAATCATGGCTAAGAAAACTAAAAAATCCGCAGAAAAGCAGGTCGCCCAAACCGCCGCTCCCGCCGTCGAAAACACTCCGGCCATCGCTCCCAAGCTCATCGTGGCTCAGCGCAAGTTCAACCGCTGGTACGTCTACTTCAAGGGCGTGGCCCCCAAGGACAACGTCGGATGCGGATGCAAGACGGCCAAAAGCGCGATGCGCTACATGCACCTGCTCAAAGCCCGATACGGGGCGACTATCTCCCAGAACATCTACGAACGCCTCCAGTTCGAGGCAGCGCGAGAGGAGGCGTAAGCCTCCCTCGCTTTCTTCCCGAATGTCTAACCTCCAATTCTCACAACGATGCGCGATTATATCTGTTTCACGAAACAAGGCAAATGGAATTTCCAAGCCGACAACGATTTTGACGCGATGCGTCTGGCATTGTTCTACTGCTGGCGCGACGACGAGAACTTTATAAAAGTCCAGTTCGTTAAAGGCTGCGAGAATTACACGCTCTCAATCTTCCACATCGACAACAACAATCACGAATGTTTCACCCTCTAATCCCCGAAGCAATGGAAATCGACTACAATAAATTTACCGAACAGGAGCTGCAAGTAATCCTCGATGCAGCGCGAACCATAAACTACGGCTTCGGCTCGCAATATCCGAGCCACAGCGAGCAGATGGCTCTCCTGATTGACGACCTGCATTTCCGCATCATCAATCAGATAGTCATTCAGGCGCACAACGCCCTCCGCTCGAAGTACATCGCGCGAGGCATCGACCCCGACGCGCCGGACTTCCGTCCCGACCATCTGGATAAGTGACTTCTCCAAACCGTCGGTTCAGCGGTTGACCCTCCGGGGTTGACCGCTTTCTCCCTGTCTTTTATCGGCCACGACTGCAAAGTTACCTTTGCAGCATGGCACACCGGATTACATACAAGCCTCAGGGCAGACTCCTTTCTTCGGCTGTCGGTGAAATCACCGTAGCCGTCGAGGGGGAATATGTCGATGTTACGCTGACCGCCACCAGCGGCATCGTAATCCTCTCGGAACGTTACTACGCCTACGGCGGTTATGTAACGCTCTATGATCTCGGCTCACTTATCGAGTCCGAGATGCGCAAATCCGGACAATCGATCGGCGATTTTACCCTCCGTGTATTCACAGACACGGTCAACAACCAAGCTGATTCCTGTGTGCTTCATATCCTTTACTGCGACCGCTTCACGGTCTGCACGGATATTCCCACATTTCTCCGCGAGAATTTCCTTACAACGCTCTCCATGCGCCGTGTCGCTCCCGGCACGACTCTCTCCCTTTTCTTCTACGCGGAATCCGGGGAGAGTCTGGAGTATTCGGTACAGCACACCTTTCAGACGAATAAATCGGAAGCCCGATTTATACACTCATATTTCATGGACTCCGGCAAGACCGCCGCCACCTCCGGGGTCGTGCAGATCAACGTGCCGTTGTCCTCGGTCATTGCCGATGCCGCAGGGTTCGCCGCCGCTCGCCCTGACAATATTACGCTGCTGTCGTTTACCGTCCGTTGCGGTCAGCGGTCTGTTACCTGCTTCGTCGACAACTCGCTCACAGACCTTGAATCGTTCTACTTCCGCAACTGCTTCAATGTCTGGGATACGGCTACTTTGCCGGTGGTAACCACCGCAAAGACCGACGTAGACCGCTCCGTTGCCATCATCAACGGCAGCTCGCGGTTCTACAACCAATCCACGGCAAAGACTTACGAAGTGGAGGCCGGACCACTGACTTCTGACGAAGGCGGGTGGATAGACCAACTCTTTTCGTCGCACGATGTGTTCCGAATCGAGCCGGACCCGACCAACAGTTATGACCCGCTCGTTCTCGCCCCGATACTCATTACCGATGCCACCTGCGAGATACAGGACAGCGACGAGAAACTTAACAAAGTCAAGTTTACGTGGCGATATACCGACAATCGCCCGATTGTGCGCTTGTCTGCCTCGCCCGGCATTTTCACTTCTCCCTACAACATAGTCTATTCGTAACCAATGGCTCGCTCGATACACATATCTACCGCCCGCACAATGCTCAACTCCGGCGACCCAGTCGATATTCGCGTGTCGGCGTTTAGCGCTTGTCGGCTGAAAGCCGGTGCGCGGTGCCGGAGGCAAAACGACCGACCGCAAATCCGACGGCTCTAACACTATTCAATATGTCAAAATCTATTCATCTATCAACTGCTCGCCACATATTGAATAGTGGTGATCCTGTTGACATCCTTGTTTGGAAGTCAACAGGGGAAATCCTGGAACTGCGTAACGTCATTTCACTCCGTTACTCGTTCTATGGAGGCTGGCGCAACGTCAAGTTGCTTGCCTCCGGCGAGTGCCGCAAAATCCGCGACTGCTGTATCTTCAAGGTCAATGACCTCGAAGTATTCCTTTGAAAAGGCTATTAAACTTTTTCATAATTAAAAAGTCGAATACATATATGCCGACTGCATTATGAAAAAATTATCCATCATTCTATTTTTCATTTTAATTGGAACTCTTTGCAATCTTGGTTACGCGCAACGTAATCATTCCGTTCCAAAAGAAATCAAAGAAGCCTTCACTGCTAAAACTGACACTGTTGGCTCTCACATTATTCAATATAGAGAAACCCTAATTAGCCCTGAGGCGTCCGATTCCGCTGCTTTGGTAATATTTTTACATAGTGCCGGAGGTCGAGGCGATGATAACCTCTCGCATCTTGGTATGCCTGCTGTCAAAGATATATATGACTATCTCAAACAGCACAATATCCACGCGTACTTCATTGCACCACAATGTCCAAGAACGGCATCGTGGAATGGCGTTGCGCCCGGTGGAGACAGACCGCGAGGCGATGGTTCAAGTCCACATCGACCTCTTTTCGGAGATCGGAAAGAAAAACTTGAAGATAGTACGCCATACGTTGAGTATTTAACGCCATTCCTTAGACAGTATGTAGCCGGCCGTCCAATTTGCAAATCAAAAATTTATATACTCGGTGCTTCAATGGGGGCCGCCGGAGTATGGGAACTTATTGCGAATAATCCTGAATTTTTCACCGCCGCAATGCCGGCTTCAGGTGCTTATCGCGGAAAAAACCTCACACCTTTAAAATATACCCCTATTGTTTGTACTACGGGCACCGAAGAAAACTCGTATAATAAGAATAAACGAGTAATGGAGAAGTTGCAAAACGCAGGTGCTGATGCAACATTTATTCCTCTTAATGGTATGCGCCATATTGATGCTTGTAACCGAGCATTTTCATCTCAGAATTTAGATATACTTTTCTCAAAGCATCGATAACCGCGTCTTTTCGCAATCGTCATAAGGTCCATAACTTTGCTGACAAATCAGCATCGTTATGGACTTTCTTAATTATAACTCCGTTGAGACGTTACCGGGCTATGAAGCCCGCGCCGCGTTCACCGTCAATTCCGCGTCAGTATTCCGCGAAGACGTGGATATTGTGCCGACTATTGTAGACGATACTCTCTCTTATATCCCGTGGGGCGGGGACAATCAGATGCCGTTCGACTTGCTCGCGCTCGTCGAAAAAGACGAAACACTGGCAACCTGCCAGTGTTTCAACGCCGAGGTATGCTACGGTTCGGGACTTCAATACTGCGTCAAAGATTCTTCAGCGGCGACTCGCCGCGTTGTCGATGACTTCCTACTTGACAACGACCTCGCCGCATACTTTCTCGGCATCTGTCAGGACTTTAAGCACTTCGGCTTCGCCGTATCGGTGCTTATTCTCAACGAGGACGGCACAAAGATTGTGCGCCTGTTGAGAAAGGAAGCCTGTTATTGTCGCTTCACTCCGGCTGACAAGCACGGTCGTATTTCCAAAATCCTTTACGCCAACTGGCGTAAACCCATCTCGTCGCGGGGCGACATCGAGGAAATCGACCTGCTCGACCCTACTTCTCCGTGGCGAGATCTGCAAGACAAACTCGCCAAGTCATCGCCCTTGGGCGCTTCGTCCACGAAGAACTCGAAGTGCCGGAAGTTCGCTATCGTCAGCCGTATTCCTACGGTTGACTCAACCTATTATCCCATTCCTTATTATGGCGCGTTGTTCCGCGGCAAGTGGTACAACATCAAGCAGCTTATCGGCATCGCAAAGGAAGCGAAGCTGAAAAATTCAGCGCCGATTAAGTACCACATCGAGGTCGGCGCAAAATACTGGGAGAGCATTTTCCGTGCCGAGGGCATCACCGACCGCCGCAAACAACAGGCGCGTATCGTCGCCGAGAAACAGCAGATTCTCGACTTCCTCACCGGCGCCGAGAACAGCGGCAAAGCCTGGTTCTCGACTTTCTACGTCACGCCCGACGGCAAGGAACAGCACGACGTTGTAATCAACAAGATTGATGACAGCAAGGAGGGCGGCGACTGGGAAACCGACATTCAGGAAGCAATCAATATGATTTGCTTCACTATGCGTGTGCATAGTAACCTTGTCGGCTCGGTGCCGGGCAAAGCCCAGTCGAACAACTCGGGCTCTGACAAGCGCGAGCTTTACACCATAGCCCAGGCCTTGCAAAAACCGTATCACGACCTGCTCTTTACCGTGCATCGCATCATAATCCGATTCAACGGATGGCAGGGCGTTCACCCCGAAATCCCTTTTATTCAATTAACCACGCTTGACGAGCATACCGACGCCAAGCAGATAAAACTTCCCAACTCCAATGATACTGATAACGAACAATGACGAGTTGCGGAAATATATTCCGAACTCTATCCGCGAGGTCAAAGGGGAAACTCCGCTCTTTGACAAACTCGCTCCTTTCCTTGAAAGGGCAGAGCAATGGTTCTGCCACCACTTCGTTCCGGCAGCACTGCTCGATGCCGTAGTTCCCGACGCAGCCCACATCGTTGCTGTCGAGGCATACCGTCTGGTCGTGCCGCAGTTCGACCTTGTGCTTACGCCCAACGGTTTCGCTACTGTCGGCACTCAAAACCTTTCTCCGGCATCGAAGATGCGCGTTGACCGGCTCGTCGGCGGTCTGCTGTCGGAAAGGGATAAGGCATTAGAGCATCTTCTTCACAATCTGCCCTCCGTCGAGGGCTGGCCGGACTCAACGCAGGGGCGGTGGTTCGGCGCCACGCTGTTTCCGACCCTTGATGTTGTAACACAACAGTCGGGGGAATCAGAACGACTATGGGACAAGTATTGTGAAATGCGCCCGCAGTTGGTTGACCTCGAAGCAAGCCTCTCGGAAGAATGGTTGTCGTCGGAACTGATGTCAGCGCTCCGCTCGGAGAACCTGCGCGGAGATCTGACCGAAAAGAGGAGTGAGATTGTCAGGCAGGTAAAAGCGCAGGTCGTGGGCTACCTGCGCGGAGGGTCGCTCAATTCGCGGAGATTGGCCGACATTGTCAATTACATCCGGCAGAACCCCGATTTTTTCAGCGAATGGCATCAGTCGGAAACCTCGAAGCTGTTTGCGCCGCCTGTATTCAGAAATGAAAAGAAAGCTCGCGGCTACTTCTTTTAGCGCGAGATACAGCGAGATATATGCTGAACAACATATTGGCAGTATCAAAATAAATTATTAACTTTGCATCGCCATTCCTCGGATTGGCAACGACATACGAATTAACAAGAAGCGTATTGCTTTTACTTGTAGAAGAAAACGTAGGAAATTTTCTAAAGATGCAAGGAAGCAAGCGGTTCTCACGCATAGCGTGGGCTGCTATTCCTACATCTTCATCTTTTGGTTTCCTACGACCATCTTCTAAAGTGTGGCAATTCAGTCCACGTTTTTTTTAATAACATTATCATTAAGGATTGAGATGATGAGTTATGGAATATGAGTATATTCGGAAATTCTTTCAAAAGAGAATTAGGTAAGAATACTGCTAAACGTGTCAGCAATGCCATATTTGGAGATAAGTGGTCTACTCCCTATAAGCGATTAAACTCTGACACTAATCCTTCCGCTTCAACACAAGCACGGCTTGCACATGAAGCGACACAGCGAGAAAAAATTGAGCTTAAAAGAAGACAGCTCGAGTTAGAAGAAAATCGGCAGCAAGAAAAGCAGGCACTTAAACGACGTCAGATAGCTGCGGAGGAAGGAAGAAACAGCATAAATAGAGCAGAAGCAAAAAAATTAGAAAATGCTCAAATATGGGAATTAGACAGTGCCGTTATTAAAAATGTTGATGCCGTTATTGCCATTGAAATTCCTTACGAAGAGAATGGAATTGAGGCTCTCGCTCTAAAATTATGCAACCAACTTTCTACCGAGCAATGGTGTAATGTCGGGCGTGACGGTGGGAAAAGTAAGGAAGGCGCCATTCGCGACAAATTCGTAAATGCACTTACAACAAAATTCAACATTTGTCTTAAACAGTTGATTGATAGATACCCCAATAATCCTTCAATCCCATATTTGCAAGAGCAAAAGTTCTTGAATGAACAAAAGCAAAGGAATGCACAGCTATGGCCCATCTCAAATAACGATTCCCTCATAGCGGCTATCGCAATCCCAACGGATGCTCCCTCTATCGAAAAATTACTTGATGAATTACAACCGCATTACAAATACACTTCTAACAAAGTAGTACAATCAAAATATTTGGAAACCCTATCTGCTTTAGAAAAAGTTAATCCTGACAGCCCCAAAATTTCAACAGCATTTAAATATCATAAAAAGAAAGTTTGGGGAGAAAGATGGGAAGACCATAAAAAAACCTGGCTCATAATGGCTGGGATTCTCTTGGTCATATATGCTTTTGGACTTATGTTCCAAACGCTTGGAGTTCCAGTGCAACAGAAACTAGGAACCATAGTTACGTCTATTATATACATAATACTTATAGGAATCTTCATACTATATCCCATAGGTTCATGGTATATTCGGAAGCATCGACTTGACTCATATCGAAAGAAACTAAGACAATAACAAATAAAATCCCTGTCTTTTACGCATAGAGTGCTTTACCGTACTTTCGCAGTACGATAAAGCACTTTTTCTATGCAGACAATCTCCATCGACTTCATCGTGCCGCAGGGCTGGCACGAGCTTTCCGATAAACAGCTCCGCTATGTTTACCGACTTCTCGCCGATGATTTCGCCACCGACGAAATCAAGACCTTATGCCTTCTCCGGTGGAGCGGCACAAAGGTCATCGGCAAACAGGACAGCGGCTCATATCTCCTCAAAAAAGCAAAGATTTTTTTTGAGGTTACGCCGCTGACGCTCGCCGAGCTGCTTCCACATCTCGACTGGCTCGCTTCTCTGCCGACGGTTCCTGTCAGGCTATCCAAAATCAACCGCCAACATGCTCTCCCGGCTGACTTCTCCGAAGTGCCGTTTGAGACCTTTATCATCTGCGACAACCTCTATCAAGGTTATCTCCAGACGCAGAATGATGAACTGCTCGACCAACTCGGCGCTACGCTCTACGGAAGGTCTATGGTTTTCAAGCCATACGAGCGCATCAGCATCTTCTACTGGTTCGCCACGCTCAAAGATACCTTCTCGCGTAAATTCCCGGACTTCTTTCAGCCAATCAGCGCCGCCACCGGCGGCAACCTGCTCGGCTCTGCCTCGCCCTCGGTCGAGGACGCGATGAACGCTCAGATCCGTGCGCTCACAAAGGGCGACATCACAAAAGAGAAAGAAGTCCTCGCCCTCGATACACACCGCGCCCTCACGGAGCTTAACGCCCAGGCGAGTGAGTATAAGGAGCTGAACGCCAAAACACAATCCAAATGACAGCGCAGCTCAACGGAAGATGGGATGCGGCCAGTTTCTTCGAGGAACTGACCGCAACCAACCGCCTCGCGCAGTCAGAAGGTTTTGCCTTCTGCCGCGTGTCGGGTCTTGACGGCTTCGAGGAAGCTGTCAACGAGGCGCAGACCCAAACCGCCTTCGTCTGCGTCAGCGATATAGCGGACGGCTATACCGAGTTGAACAACACACCGCGCACCCGTCGCGTCAAAACCGTGTTTTTCGCTATGCGCCATGCCGCCGAGGATATGGCGGCTCGCGCCGAGTGCATGGAGATAATGCGCGAGTTGTTCCGGCAATTCATGTCGCGCTTGCTCCCTGAAAAGGTCAGACTGGAGCAGAACTGCATCTACCTTGACCCCCGAATATCGTTCAACGAGATTGACCGCTATTTCTTCAGCGGAGCCGCCGGAGCTTATTTCCAGATAGCCGTCGATGTTTTCACGGATTTAAGATACAATCCCCAAGAGTGGAATAACGAATGAGTGGAACAGACAATCAGCAGTTGGAGGCTCGCCGTAAGTACGTCCGTGCCTTCAACGCCACGATGGTAAAGATATGGCGCGAGCAAATAGCCCTGCTCGGTGTCATCGACACCGGGGCGCTTTACCGCTCCACGGTCGGTGTGTCAATGACCGCCGACGGCAAGTTCATAGACATTACTCTCGAACAGGCATTTAACACCTACGGTCTATTCGTAGATTATGGCACGGGGCGCAATACTCCGAGAGGAAACCCCGGCGACATCGGCAAAGCCAATGGCCGCAAGCGCAAGCGTTGGTTCTCTCGCAAGTATTTTGCTTCCGTGATGAACATTCAGGAATTTTATGCAGACTCCCTCGGCCAGGAGTTCTGCCGCGCCATATCCAACGCCCTCAATCCCGACATCATGCGACGCGCTGTAACAATGTAGCTCAACATATTGTTATATTTACAGACATTACTCTTGTCGGCTCTGGAAATACCTATGACGAAATCGAGGTGACTGCTCGCTCCATTCGGGGCGAGCTTTTTTTTGTCTTTTCCATCGCATTATTATAGCCATAACTTTGCCGTATAAACAGCATCAGTTATGGCTATCGATACAAAATCGCTCACTCAAATTATTACCGAGTTCCGCAAGTTACAGGCCAAAGACTCCATTACACCGGAGTCGTTGGGCTATATCCTGCAACGCATCGCAGACCTGCTCGCTACCGCGGGAACCTCGGAGACTCAGGCCATCCTCGGCAACTGGTACAACACGCTCTCGAAAACCGACCACACCGCCGTCTGCAAATTGCAGCAAGGCCCGGCTGACCGTAATTTCGTAAGGCTCTCCAACACGTTCATCGATCTGCTTACCGGTCAGCAGATGACAAACGAGAACGCCACAATAATAAATATGGCAACCACCGAGAGGGCCGGGGCTATGAAAGCGCAGCAGGTCATTGACCTCAACAACGCAAGACGCGCCGTTGCCGACATCGAGAAACTTCTTGATGTCATACAGGCCAAACTCGGCATGACCGAAGGCTCCAAAGGTCTGTATAACACAGCCCAGATTTCTTGCGTCGTTCAAGACGGACAGTTGCTCGTCCTCGGCGCACAGCAGCTCATCAAGGAGGGGTATGTGCCTTATATCTTCCGTCCCGTCCGCAAACGCAATCCTTTCAAGGACAAGGACGCTACCGCTGAACAGCGGGCCGCCAAGAAGTATTGCTCCGTAAAGAAAGGCTGGGGTGTGTTCGGCTCTATGTATGCCGTGAAACTCAACGGAACTCAGGTCTTATTCTCGACCGGGCCGCACAGTCTTCTCTGTACGGAAAAGCAGCCGGGATATTCCGGTTCGCCCCAGTATTTCGTGTCCCACAGTACCGACAAGGAGGGTAACAGGACTTTCGGCTGGGGTCGTTCCTCGGTGCATCTGCTCGACCGCAACCTCGCAAAGAAGACATCGAGGAAAAAGGAACGCATGATACGGCTGCGCTTCGGAATCGGTTTCGCAAAACCGATTTATCCCGGACGCGCCGCAATCACACCGGCCAATCTCGCAAGCTCACTCGCCGAGTTCTATCTGATTTACAATCCCGCAACCGAGAAATGGACTTTCGGGAAATAAAAAGAAAGCCCGAAGCTGACGCTCCGGGGGATGCTATCTTTTATACTTCTCAACTGAAAGCCCACAGGGGGTTGCTATCATCGATACGTCGCACAGGAAAGCCGCAGTAAAAAACTACGAGGGTGCTATCCGGCATCTGTCAGAGGTATCCACATTTCTTAGCTTGGCTTCACTTTCGTTCAGAGGTGTCCGGTCGGATTAGCTTGGTTTCACTTAACAATACGTAAAGATAATACTTTTTCTTCACATACACAACTCGTTAACCCACAAAATCATGAATCTCCACAAACATAAGCCTACAATTCAGCTTCTATCCGCAATTCTGCTGATAGTGGTAGGCTGCGGCCTACTGATTTCCGGCTTCATAATGCCTCCTCCCGGCGAAATTCATAATTCCGTCCTTATCGCCTTCGGCGAGATTCTGACTTTCGCGGGAGCTTTGTTCGGCATCGACTACCACTATAAATACAAAAACAATGAGAAAGATTGACAAAATCATCATCCATTGCTCGGCTACGCCCGAGGGCAAGGATTTTACCGTCCAACAGATTCGCCAATGGCATACTTTGCCGAAACCAAAGGGAAACGGCTGGCGTGACATCGGCTATCACTTCGTGATTTATCGCGATGGATCAGTCCATACGGGAAGGCCCATCGAGCAAATCGGGGCGCACACGTCCGGCTATAATGCCAATTCAATCGGCATCTGCTATATCGGCGGTTGCGCTGCTACGAAGAACGACAAGGGGGAATATCCTCCCAAAGATACGCGCACACCACAGCAACGGGAGGCGTTGATTGCTCTCGTCCGCAAGCTCCGTGAGCAATATCCGGGTGCGACAGTCCACGGACACAACGAGTTCGCAAACAAGGCGTGTCCTTCGTTCAACGTCCAAAAAGAACCTGAACTATGCGGTCGCTAATTTTCATTCTCGCTTTATCGCTCCTTGCAAGCTGCAAGAGCCACAAAGAGGTTGTCAGCGACAAGTCGCTCGACATCGACAGCGTCGCTCGGTCGGAACATCACCGCACAATCGCGGTGATTGATTCCGCCATTCGCAATATTGATTTTAGCTTCGATACCCTGAAAATCAATATCGAGCGACCCGTGGAATACGCCGAGGCGCCGGAGATTATTCACATCAAGGCTGTAAAGGGGCGCGTGATTGACCGGCGGCGTGTTCATAGGGACAGTGTCGAAGCCTTCAATCGGCTTGATACGGTGGCCTATCATCAATCAGCCGCCGAGGCTTCGACGGAACACACCGCCACAACGCGCCTTTATAATCCGCCTGACGGCACAGCAGTTCTGATAATCGCGCTTGTCATCGCAGGTATCCTGTTCTTTGTTTGCTACCGCAAACGCTGATTATCATTCACTCCGAGAGTAGAACTTTCTTCATATTAAGGCGAGTTGCCCGAGAGGGTAGCTCGTTTTGTTTTTCGCGTTCATCTTTTCTGACCCGCCCGGCTGGCGGCGTCCGTCGGCCATACTGACCTCCCTGCGTCCTCCGTTTGATGCCTACATCCTTCCAAGTCCGAGCATCGTTGGTCGAGGTTCCGCTGCTCTCCACTTCGACTAACGACCGCTGCGGTTTTCGGGTCGAGAGATTGCCGCCTCCGTCTCCATTATCGCTTTCCCCGACACCGCTCCTGCGTCACGGTGTCGGGCCGCTGCCATTGCGCCTGCGGCAACAAACTCTCTTCGCATTTCCATTTCCGCTTTCTCATCGACACCTTCGTTTCACTTCGGTGTCGATGCGCTCCAATTCCAATGCGCCCCGAAACCTCCGCTTGCTTTTCCGACTTGTAAGGACAGGCATCTGCACTGCGTCCTCCGGTCGGCGCACTGCCGCCGGCCGCCACCATCCTCCCACCCGTAAGAAGACTGATGAACGCACGGTGATTAGCCCGTGGCACTCGCTTCATTTATCGCCGAGGGCAGTAATGTTGTCGGCTTCGATTTTTCTTCCCACCCCGAATGTGTCTGTCGCTATGGCTTTTGACCGCTCATTGCGTCAGCCGTTTGCATCCCCAGTCATCGCCGACTCCGAGCATCGTTGGTCGAGGTTCCGCTTCTCTCCACTTCGACTAACGACCGCTACGGCCTTCGGGGCGAGAGATTGTTCCCTCCGGCTCGCCTATGCTTACCCGACACCGCTCCTGCGTCACGGTGTCGGTCGCTCCGGCTTCACCTGCACTCGCAAACTCTCTTTGACGGCTCCGCTTCTCTCCGCTGTCAACCCGAAACCTCCGCTTGCTTTTCCGAGCCGTCGATGCCGGGATGCCGCTCTCACTTCCTCCATTTCACACGGTTGCCATACTAACAGACACATTCTTCCCACCCCATATAGGAAGAAGCCGCCAACATTCCACGCCCCCGGCAGTTTCCATTATCCGTCTGCGAAGCTGACCCCACCCCAAGCCCCGATGGGCGGTGCGCCGCCTGACTGCTTCACTTCGGCAATGTCGGCGACCGCTTCACTCACTCCGAGTTACCTACGGCTTAGGGCAAGGGCAGGTCGGCTTACTGTCTGCGGTGCAAGCTCCTCGACAGAAAGCCTGTCGCTCCGCTGCGCTACACGACACCTGCCATTTGCTCTAATCCCAATGTAGGCACTCCGAGTTCCCTGCGCTCCTTCGCTGACATTCACCTCCATTACGCGCCCTGCGTCATCACCGCCCATCGCCATCGTCTATCCCCTTGACTTGATAAGCATATCTGCGTCAAGGGAGAGCGGTGCTGTCGCGTCATCGGCAAAGCCGCTTCACTCCGTGAAGAACGTCAGTTTCCACGTTACGAAAATCTGACCTTCACGGCAGCGATTTTACCGCGCAATGAGGGGGGCGGTCTGCATATTCCGCGAGGGCGCGAGGGGGGAGGGCAAAAAACGAGGCTCAGCGCGGTGGGGGGTGTGCAAAGCCCCTACGGGGGCAAGCCCCCGTAACCCCCAACTCCCTCATTCTTCGGTCGTTGCATCTCGCAACCCGCTACAAATCGAGAGAATTTGTAGAACGGGACCCGCGCGAGATGCCAAATTTGCCTGAAAGTCAAATTTTTATCCTCACTTCCAATGGGACCCAATCGGCATCCGCCGCCCATCGGAAGCGAGACCGGTCCTTTCCTTCCCGGCACCCTCCCGTCGGCCCTGTATCCTGCCCGACACCAACCCTGTTAAAGAGGAATTTTTCAGAGTTTTACCGTCTTTTCGCCTACGAATAATCCGGCTGATATTTGCAGGGAATACCTACAAATATCGTGCAAACGAGGGCAGAATGGAGCTTGCTCCAATTATGCCGAGTGTAGCCGATATTCACAATCTTGTAAATATCAGATATTTCTATGGCAAACTATACCAGTACAGCCAATGTAATCCTCTCCGTCAACGGCAAACAGGCGCAGAAGATGCTATCTCAGCTTGAAAAGGACGCCCGCCGTCTGGAGAAGCAGATTGCCAAGGCTGCCACCGCCGGGGACAAGGCCACGATGAAGAAACTTCAACGTGAGCTGAAATCCACCCAACGGATGATGGAGCAGCTTAAAGGATCGTCGGCTTCCGTCGACCAAACTCTCCGTCTACTCGACAAGGCTTCGCCCAAGGAACTGAACAAAGCCCTTAAACTACTCCAACAGCAACTCAACGGCATTCAGCGCGGCACCGCCGCGTGGGACGCGCAAGTTGCCAAAATTCAACGTGTCAAGGCGGAACTGCAAAAGGTCAACGCCACTCTCGCCACTCAGCGCTCACTGTGGTCGAGGATGAACTCATGGCTCAATAATGCCCAGACTGCTATCATGGCTTTTGCCGCCGCCGTGACCGGGCTTGTAATGGCTGGGCGTAAGGCTGTGCAGTCTTACGCCGACATGGAGGAACAGATGGCGAACACCGTCAAGTACACCCGAATGACCGCCACTGAGGTTGAAGAACTCAACGAGATCTTCAAGGGCATGGACACTCGTCTTGCCCGCGAGCAGCTGAACCTTCTCGCCCAGGAGGGTGGTCGCCTCGGCTACAATACCGTGGCTTCGGTCAAGGAGTATGTCGAAGCAGCCTCGATCATCAACGTGGCTCTCGTTGACCTCGGCGAGGGTGCAACGCAGACCATCGCCAAGTTGAGTAATATCTTCGGCATGGAGCAGATGTATGGCGTCCGAGATGCGATGCTCAAAATCGGCTCGACGGTCAACCACCTCTCGCAGAACTGTACCGCCGCAAAGCCATTCATCGTGGAATTTGCGCAGCGTATGGCCGGCATCGGCTCCACGGCAAAAATGACAATTCCGGAGATTATGGCCTTCGCCGCCACTCTTGACGCTCACGGTCAGAAGGTGGAGATGTCGGCAACCGCCTTGCAGCGTACCATTATGGAGTTGTTCAAGAAACCTGCTGAGATGGCGAAGAAGGTAGGTCTGGAGACCAACACCTTCATCGAAACATTGAACAAGTCCACCACGCAGGGCGTGATGATGTTTCTCGAAGCCCTTAACCGTCTGGGCGAGGACAAGGCACTGGCCGTCCTGTCTCCGCTGTTCCAGGACCTCGGACTCGACGGCGCCCGCGTTTCGTCCGTATTGTCGAATTTGAGCAGCCACTTGGACTTCCTCAAATGGCAGTTGGGCGAGGCGGCACAGGCGTTCCATGACGGAACTTCCGCTTCCAACGAGTATGCCATTTTCAACAATACCGTTCAGGCAAGCATCGACAAGGCACGTAAGCGCGTCGGAGAACTTGCAATAGAACTCGGCGAAAAGCTATATCCCTTAATGAAGCATATCTATACTTCATCATCGGCTTTCCTCCGTGTCCTCAATGTCCTTGTCGACTTCATCGTCGAGCATCGCAAGGCCATAGCCGCCGTTGTCAAGGTAATTGCCGCATATTACTCGTGGATTCTCCTCGTAAAGATAGCAACCGTGGCCTGGCATACAGTCCTCGGTGTTGGCAAAGCCGTTATGACAGCATACCGCACCGCCATTATATTGGGCCGAATAACTGTCATTGCCTTTACGCAGGGTGTGGGGGCGGCCACACACGCCATGAAGCTGCTGAACGCCGTTGTCAAGACCAATCCTTTCGGCTTGCTCCTTTCCGTCATTACCGCCGTGGTGCTAATTATAAAGTCGCTGATTGACCGCACTTCGGAATATACCAAGAAGATGCGCGAGGCACGGAACACAGCAGCCGCTTTCTCCGAGGAACTGCACAAGGAGATGCGAAACATCGATACTCTTATTGGCAAACTCGAAGCCGCCAAGAAAGGGACGAAGGAGTATAAGGACATCAAGGACGAGATTATCAAGCAGTACGGCAAGTACCTCAAAGGGCTTATCAACGAGCGCGGAGAGATTACTAACCTGACAGCCGCCTACAAACGGCTGGCCGCAGCCGCGCGTATCGCCGCAAAGGAGCGTTCCATTCAGACCGCCCGCGAGACCGCCGACGAAACACACCGCGACGCTTTCAAGGAACAGGCCAAGAAGTTGCAGCAGTCGCTCATTGACGAGGGCGTGGCTCTGCGCGACGCCGTCCGCATCACTAATTCCGTCGTGTACCAGTTGGAAACCACAGGAACACTGACTCAGGACATCGTCAACGAGCTTCAGGCCATCAAGGGCAACGCATGGCAGAAGAAAGGCTGGGCGCAGCACCCGGTCAATATAGTTAACGAGATGATCGGGCAGCAGACCGAATATCAGGAGACCTTGGCCGCTATCGACAATATAGAGCGGGAGCAGAACCCTCTCGGCACTTACTCCGAAACGGAGTTGAAGCGCATTATTCCATACTTGGAGGAACGTGCCGCGGCCAATCAGGGAGGCACAATCGTTCTCGGTATGGATAAACCCAACCCGACCACAAGGCAGATGTCGGCACAGGAGGTAAAGGAATTTCTCGACGAGGCGCGGGCCCGTCTGTCGGTGCTTGAAACTCCTAATCCGGACCCGGTCAGCGGCAATCCGAACTTCACGCTCGACGATTATACTCCGTATGAATCGGACAAGGAGCGGCAGAAGCGGGAGCGCGAGGAAGCCGCCGCCGCCAGACGTGCCGAAATAAAGGCCCGGAAGGACTTCAAGGAAGCCCTCGATGTGCCTAAGTCCCAATGGGAGAGCGACACGGCGCAGAATGTCTCCGACTATTCCAACGGCTTGAAGTCCTGGACCGACTTTCTTCTCCGCAAGCATGAGATTGAACTGAAATACTTTACAGACCGCGAGGATGTCTACAAGCGGTTCAATCTCACCGAGGACGAGGATTATCAGGAACTTTTGAAGAAGAAAGCCGAATATGAGGCCGAATGGCTCAAAAAGAACGCCGCTCTCAAAGTTGAGGAGGCCAAGCGTCAGCAACAGGCCGAGGAGACACAGGCACAGATGGACTTCTACACTCCGGGAAACGCCCTATACGGTAAGGAGGAAGCCTTGCAGCAGAAACTCTTTGAGATACGGATAAAGTATCTCAAACAGATGCAGGCAGCCTACAATCAGGCGTCCGAGGAATGGCACACTTATCAGGTGCAGATTGAACAGGCCGAGGGCGCGGAGCAGCTTCGCCGTCAAAAACTTTTGGCTCAGCGCATAGCGGAGTGGAAGAAGAAGTATGAGTATCAAGAGGCTGGTCAGCGCATGAAGCTCGAACTCGACCTTTTGGAAGAAGCGCATCAGAAGAAACTTGTCACGGAGGAGGAATACCAACGTGCCAAGTCCGACCTCCAGAAGAAGTATGCTCTTGAATATATGCCTGAGTCAGCCAAGCCCTCGGAGGGATCGGCTGACCAACAGGCTCTCGCAATGAAGCGCGACATGGATGTCATCAAGTCGCTCTATGACCAGGGCATCATCGACAAGGAGCAGTACGAGAAAGCGAAAGACCGCATAGAGCGCAGCTACCGCAAGAAGTCGCTCGACGGCATCCGGCGTTTCGGTTCTCAGGAAACCAATCAGCTTCTCGACATATACGAGGCGTGGAAGAATTTCTTTGACGCTACCGAGGAGGACGGCGGCAACTGGGCCACACGCCTTGCCGCCCTCGCTTCGTCTGTATTCGCCGTAATGTCTGCCGGTATGCAGCAGGCATCGGAATATATGCAAGCCTGTACCGACCTCGAAGTGGCCAAGGCCGAGAAGAAGTACAACCGCGAAATCGAACTTGCCGAGGGCAACTCCTACAAGGTCAAGAAAGCCGAGAAGCAGAAGGAGAGGGAGATTGCCAAGATGAAGTCGGATGCGGCTAAGAAGCAGTTCGCCATGCAGGTTATCCAAGCCGTGGCTCAGACCGCCACCAATGCCCTCAACGCCTACGGCTCGGCGGCGCAGGTGCCGGTCATCGGTTATATCCTTGCGCCCATCGCGGCGGCTATGGCCGTTGCCGCAGGTGCTATCCAGATAGCGACAATCAAGAAACAGCAACAGGCTTCGGAGGCGCAGGGGTATTCCGAGGGCGGTTTTACCCCTCGCGGACGCAAGGACGAGCCGGTGGGCACGGTCCATGCGGGCGAATGGGTAGCCTCGCAGAAGCTCGTCAACAATCCGCGGACCCGCCCCTTGTTGGAAGCCCTCGATTACGCCCAGCGCACCAACACAATCGGCTCGCTGACAGCTTCCGATGTGTCCCGGAGCATAACGGCTCCTATGGTGCTTGCCTCCCAACCTGCTATGCCGCCCGTGGTCGTTCAGTCCGCGCCGCCGACTGTGGTAGTCGAGCAGAACAGCGAGTATGCATCCACCATGCGCAGACTCGCCGACAGACTGAACGAGCCTTTTGTCACCGTGAACACCGTTACCGGCGATCACGGAATACAACAGGCCCAGGACGAATACGACAGACTTATGAAGAATAAATCTCCCAAATCAAGGAAATAATGCACATATATGTCAACAACAAACTGGCTGCACTCAAAAAGGGTACGAGTTTTGAGTACGTCAGCGAGAATAGATTGTTCAGCGGCTCAGACGGTTATACTCTGACTATAACCTTTCCGCTTCGAGGTTGCCCCGAAAATATCGCTATCTTCGGCCACATCAACCGGGCCGATGTCGCCGCGAAAAAAGTTATCTTCGACTGCGAGATACGCGACAAGGGCTTCTACAAGTTCGGCTCTATCACTATCACCGAAATCTCCGAAACCGAGGTCAAGACGCAGTTTTTGGAGGGCAGGAGCGAGCAGAACTTTGACAAGACCTTCGACAAGGTCTATATCAATGAACTTGACCTCGGAGCGCCACCGACTACGTCAAAAACACAGATTAGTCCCTCTAATGCGTGGTACCCCGAAAATTCCGGCTGTAAGTGTGTTGCCCTGCCGTGGGTCAACGACTATTCGGGCAACATTCAGAACAAGGCGGAGCATATCGTCGATGATGCGGTGCAGCACAAATCTCATTTCGAGTGGAGCGAGGACACCACCGGATTGTCGTGGCAGCCCTATCTTCTTTACATCACGAAGAAAATATGCGAGGCCGTCGGTTATGCCGCCGACTTCTCCAAGTGGGAGGAAGTGGAGGAATACAGGTATCTCCTTATCTGCAACACACTCCCTCATGCGTGGTATATGCCCGCTTTTGCAAACGCTCTGCCGCATTGGACGGTCGAGGAATATTTTGAGAAACTTGAATTGTTCCTCGGCGGTGAGTTCGACTTCGACCACCGGGGCAAGCGAATTACTTTCGCTTTCACTCAGGCAACCCTGGCCGCGAAGCGTCCCGTCTGCCTTGAAGACGTGGTCGAGGAACACTCCACCGAGGTTAAGGTGGACGATGAACGCTGCGAGTATCTGGAATCGAAGAATCTTGTCTACAAGGACTGCGACCACGAAATGTGGAAGTTCTACTCGTGCGACTGGTTCATCAAGGGTTGGCAGAACAGAGTGGTAAAGTACAATTCCATGCGCGAACTGTTGGCCGCAAATCAGGGTTACAGGACGTGGAACGGTCAGCACCACCGCGACAACCGCATAGACAAAATTCTCTATGCCGCAGATTGTGACGCTTACTTCGTTATCCGGCCTATAAGCCGTCAGCAGGTAGTGGAATGGAGGGGCAAGGTTATCTATGTCTATTATCTTTACAAGTGCCGTCTGCAACCGGTCAATCTCTTTGGAGGGCGTATCGTCAGCGAGGACGAGGACGCAGAACAGGTGGAGATTGAGTTTGTTCCGGCATGGGTTGACGATACCGAGGAGAAATACGGTCGTGTGCTTTTCCTTTCCTTCTCCGGCTACGATGAAGACACCAACACCACGAGCGAGAACGACAACGACCATCCGTTTCAGAAGACGCATACCGTCTCATCGCTCGAAGCCGGGGAAAAGGAGAAGAAATCCGAATATTACGACCGCATTTATATCGGCTGGTACGATGGCTCCAATTACTATCAGGGAAGCCGTCTGCCGTATCCGAATGTGGAGAACATCGTAATCGCCGATGACTGGAGCAATTTCAACTACGCCCATTTCTCCCTGCGCATCAACGACCGACAGATAAGGAGGGGGCAGATTATCCACAACATCAATCCGAAGATGAAAACGACCTTTAAGTTTATCGCCGACAACATCCCCGATGTCCGCTCTGTTTTCCTCATCCGTGGCAAACGCTACATCTGCGAAAAAATAACTGCGACCTTTACCGAAAACGGTATGTCGCAGTTACTCAAAGGCGTGTTCTACCAGATAGTCGAATAAGAAAATTTTGTTACCGGGTAACAATCCCAATTATAGTGGAGTAACAAAAAAGAGGTCAGCCGAGCTCTTTTCTTGTCTTGTTACCTTACGTGGTTCTTTCTCGGTTCTCGTTTTCGCTATCCTTGCTTGTACTCTCTGATAATCAAAGAGGTAACATTTTTCTTAGGATAACATTGCAGAGCCCACACGCAGAAATATGTATCGATAACGGCTGGCCTGACGCTCGCGCGCCCGGTCAGTGTCTCAGATGCATAGTCCATGTGGCATCTACCGTTGCTCAATTCCTGATTTCCCAAATGAAAGTTGCGAAGTTTCTAAGAGCCAAGAATAGAGCGCTTTGTAAACGCTTTTCTATAATATGTCTGCCGTTCCCTCCCTCGTAGACCCACGACCGTGGGCTCTGCTCAGTGCGGTCGGCGTTGCAAAGATATAATTTATTTTGCTGTAATGCAACAGGTCAGTTATAATTTGTTGCCGATACGGCTCCACCCCCGCATCCCCCTAAGCGCCAGCCTGATGCAGTGTTGTTTCAGGGCACCTCGGGCACCCGGTTTCCCCCTAATCACAGCACGGAAAACCACCCATTCCTCTCCCAATTTCGCCAAACCTCGGAATGAAATTCCGCCGAGTCTCGGAATTGACAAATGTATGTGGCTTATTCGGAATTAAAGATAGTCGGTAAAATATTGTGGAGCCATAAGCGCGAAGCATAAGCCACGTAGTGGCGCAAGAATTCAGGCCACTGCAAGCGCGCCGTAGGTGCGCGCAGCTGTGGTAAAAGGAACCCTACACAGGCATTGAGCGCCTTTAGGTGCGATACTTGTCACAGTTTCGCACCTAAAGGCGCTCTTTTTATGGTGGAGAGATTATAATACCCACAGCTGCGCGCACCTACGGCGCGCTTGCAGTGGCCTGGAGTCTTGCGCCGCGATGCGCTTATGTTTCGCGATATCGGTAGCAATCAATGTCTTGAACTCGTTTACCGGACACCAATGAAAATATATGTAAATCGGCGTCCTCCAGACGCCCTCTCCTTTGTGGAAGCCATAACCGGACACACCTCCGCCCTGCGGGCAACGGCGTACCCTATGAGGAAATCGAGGGTGTTGCAGAACTCCTTGTATTGTAGGGACATCGCTTTGCGATGTTTGGCTATTCAGTTGGTTACCAGTCAAACATCGCAAAGCGATGTCCCTACAATTCAGGCGAAAAACCGGTTCTGCAACACCCTCCCACATCTGTTAAGTTAATAGCATTGGGGCACTACATGGTAGCGACCGCACCGAATCAGGCTTTATGTAGTTGGAACCCAATTGGTAGGCAGTCGCTACATGTAGCGACCCAATGCTATTAACTTAACAGACGTGGGCGTCTGAAA